AAAATTATAAAATTTATCTTGTTGTTCCTAATAAGAAAAAAGTTTTAGATAAAGTTAAAAATGCTAATGAATCAAGTGAATATATTACTGAACATATGACTGAAGATAATATTTTAGATAAAAATGACTTAAATAAATATTTTTTAGCATTCAAACAAGATATAATTAAAAATAAACTAGAAGATTGGCAATCTATTTATTTGAATAGTAAAGAAAATTTAATTTTACGATTTCATCAAGAATTAATTACACAAAAAACAAGTAATTTAATTGAAGAGGGTAATAAATCTTTTTTATGGGGTTGTAAATGCAGAAGTGGAAAAACTTATATGTTTGGCGGTGTTATTATCAAACAGTTAAAAGTTAAAAATAAATTAAATGTTTTGATTATTACACCTGCACCAACAGAAACATCACCACAATTTACGAATGATTTATTCAATAAATTTAAAGATTTTGATAAATTTAAAATTCATCATATTGAAGGTTCTAAATCATTAGATAGTATTGAAACAAGTGATAATAATATTTTTGTTATGTCTAAACAACTACTACAAAAATATATAAATGAAAAAACCATTATGAAAATTAAAAATTTAAAATTAGATATTATTGGTTTTGATGAAAATCATTTTAGTGGAACAACTGATTTATCAAAAGATATTTTAACATCATATTCATCTAAGAACACCATTAAAATATATTTAACTGCTACTTATAATAAACCATTAAAAGAATGGAATATTTTACCTGAATGTCAAATGTTTTGGGATATTGAAGATGAACAAATTTGTAAATCTATATTAGTTGATGAAAATAATTTAGATAAGTTAAAAGAAAAACATGGTAATGAATATATACAAAAAACTATTAAATATTATACTGATTTAGGTTTATCAATAAATAATATATTTAAGTGTTATGAAAAAATGCCTGATTTACATTTGATAACTAATTTATTTGACCAACAAAGATATGAAATAATAAAAGAAAAACTAAATAATGAAAATAAAATGGGTTTTTGTTTTGATACTCTATTTGGATTAAATAAAGCAAAAACTAAATTCAGTTTTGAAAATGAAGTTAAAACAATTTTAAGATATATATCAGGGTCTCAAAAAGAAACTGATGGTGAAAAAACTATATTTCCAAGAATAAATAATATTTGTTCTGAAAAAGAAACAAGATTACCATTTACACAAATATGGTTTTTACCATCTGATAATATTAATGAAATATCTGAATGTCTTAAAAAATTAATGATTGATGATAATATTCTAAAAAAATATGATGTATTATGTATAAATCGTAAAAATAAAGAATTAGCAAAAGATATTAAAGATGAAATTAATAAAAAAGAACTAATAGCTAAATCTACTGGTAAATTAGGTTTAATTCTTCTTGCAGGTAATATGCTTACATTAGGAATTACATTAAATTTATGTGATTTAGTAATTCTTATGAACAATGCTTTATCTTCTGATAAAGTTTTACAACAAATGTATAGATGTATGACTGAAGGAGAAAATAAAAAGATAGGTTTTGTTATTGATTTGAATATTAGTAGAGTATTAAATACTTGTGTAAATTACACAGTTTATAAAAATGAAAAAAGTATTGATGATAAAATGAAATATTTAATTAAAAATCATTTAATAAATATTGATATTGATATGATGGAAAATAAAAAAATAAATTCTGATATGATAGTTAAAAAATTAATGGATATATGGAAAGAAGACCCTATAAATAGTTTTAGAACACTTTTAAGAAAGTTAGATAATGATTATGAAGAGTTTGATAATTCAACACAAAAATTAATAAATAAAACATTTACGAAAAGTCTAAAAGATGATAAAGTAAGTTTAGAATTAAAATTAAAAGATGAAGGTGATGAAATACAAGATTTACCAACATGTAAAGAAAAAATTAAAAACGATAGTGATAATGAACACTCTGATAATGAAAGTTCTGAAGAAGAAAAAGAAGAAACACAAATATCATTTACAAAAGATGTATTACCTTATGTTATACCTTTAACATGTATATTAACGATAAAAAATTCTAATATGGATTTTGTAAAGATGTTAAATGACATTAAAGAAAATCCAGAATTATTAGATACATTTGATGACCAATGTTTAATATGGTGGAATAAGAAAGATTTAATAGATTTAATAAAAGATATAGTAAGTAAATATTTTGATAAAAGTTCAAATACATATAATATCTCAGTACAATTTAAGATGTCATTACAATCACTAATAGATAATCCAAAAGAATTATTAGAGTTAATAAATGATTGTTTAAAACCAAAAGAAGTAGAAAAAAAAGAGAATGGTGAAGTATTTACACCTATAAAATTAGTAAATGATATGTTAGATAAATTACCAATAGAAGTATGGAAAAATAAAAACTTAAAATGGTTAGATCCTTGTTGTGGAATGGGTAATTTTCCAATTGCTGTATATTTAAGATTAATGGAAGGATTGAAAGATGATATTAAAGATGTAAAAACAAGAAAAAAACATATCTTAGAAAATATGTTATATATGAGTGAATTAAATAAAAAAAATGTATTAGTATGTAAGCAAATATTTGATATAAATAATGAATTAAAATTAAATATATATGAAGGTGATAGTTTAAAAGTAGATTATAATAAAGAATTTAAAATAAAAGAATTTGATATTATAATTGGAAATCCTCCATATAATGCATCAGGAACAAAAGCATCAGGAAATACAATATGGCAATTATTTGTAAATAATAGTATTAAATTATTAAAACTAAATGGTTATATTTGTTTTGTTCATCCAAATGGATGGAGAAAACCAAATACAGAAAAAGGAAAATTTTATGGATTATTTGAAAAAATGACAAAAGAAAATATACTATTATATTTAGAAATTCATGATACAAAAGATGGAATGAAACAATTTAATTGTGGAACACGATATGATTGGTATATATTACAAAAAAAGAAAAATGAAAATCATAAAACTAAAATATTAGACCAAAATAATGTATCATACGAAATAAACTTAAATAAATATAATTGGTTAGCAAATTGTGAATTAGAATTAATTGATAAATTAATTGCAAATGAAAATGAAGAAAAATGTAAAATATTACAATCAATGAGTGCTTATGAACCAAGAAAAAAATGGATATCAAAAACCGAAAATAAAGAATTTAAATATCCTGTTGTTCATTCTACACCAAAAGATGGTCATCGTTTTGTGTGGTCAAATAAAAATGATAATGGATTTTATGGAGTTAAAAAAGTTATATTTGGTGAATCTGGTATATATAATCCTATTGTTGATATAGATGGTAAATATGCTATGTCTCAAGGTGCTATGGCTATTATTATAGATGATATTAAAGAAGGTGAAAAATTAGCAAATTTTTTATGTTCATCAGTATTTAATAAAATAATTAAAGCTTGTTTATGGTCATCATTTAGAATAGAATGGGGTATGTTTAAAGATTTAAAAAAGAACTTTTATGAATTATTAGATGATAAAAAATTAGAAAGTAATAAAATTATAGAACCAGAAAATATTAAAAATGAAATTATGACGGTGTCTAAAAAGAAAACATCAAAAATAGAAACTAAAATTACAAATGAAGATAAAGAAATTGATGAAATTGAAAAAATCATTGACGATGAACTTAATGATTTAAAAGTATCTAAAAAGAAAACATCAAAACCTAATATAATTATTAATGACGATAGTAATGAAACAAAAGAAAAAAAAGTTATCAAAAAAATTAGAATTAAGAAAAACAATAATAATGAAATTTGATGAACTTTATTAGAAATTTATTTTATTTATTAACATATAAAAATTTATAATTTTATAATTTTTTATATATTATTTTATACTTATAATACAATATGCCACATAAAAGTGAAGATTATAAAATTAGTGCTATTGAATATTATTTAGATAGTAATAAAACACAAGAATAAGTATGTAATATTTTTAAGTGTTCTGTTAGAAGTTTAATGAGATGGGTGGAAAGATATGAAAATGAAGATAGTATAAAAAGACATAATAGAGAACCTATTTCATATAAAGTTAAAAAAGAATATGTTAAATTTGCATTAGATGAAATGAAAAAGAATAAAACAATAACAATAGAAGTTTTATTAAGTAAATTAAAAGATAAATTTAAAGATTTAGAATTAACAAGAAGACATTTAGCAGATATAATAAAAGATAATAATGTATCATTGAAATTAACACATATAAGACATGACTATGTATGAAAGATTACAAAAATCAAATTATTGTATCGAATATATATCAAGTTATGAAGAAAATACACTTGGTACAATTATTCATAAATTAAATAAAAAACAGTTATACTCTCTTATTTTACAAATTTTGTGCGGAATAAAGATTTTACAAGATAAAAAATATACTCAGAATGATCTAAATCAGAATAATATAACATATAATAAAACAACAAAAAAATATATAACAATAAAAAGTAAAAATATTACATATAAAATACCTGTTTTTGATTATATTTATACAATTATTGATTATGGAGGTGTAGAACATCCTTCATTTATACATAACAAGGAAGAAAGACAGATATATTTAAAAAATTATAAAAAAATTGACATATGCAACTTAATTGGTAATATTAAAAATTATTGGTTTACATCAGATAAAAAAAAATTAACTAATGTGGATAAATTAAAAAATGAAATTATTTATATGGAACAAAATTCAGATAATGTTGAAAAATTAATTACTTATTTTCAAAACAAATTATTATAAAAACATGTTACATAATATTGATAAAATTATTTATTTCATCAATATTGTTTGATATAATAATTTATTATTCATATAATTATACTTTTGAAAAATATTTTTATTGTTATAATACAAATACACCTTAAGAAATTGAAAACTATTATTATATAAAATTTCCAAATCACATGTAAATATTGCATTAGAATTATTGAAATAAAACGAATAATTGACTATGAATGAATTATTGGTTGATATAAAAAATAAATTTTTATAAATTTTTATAAATTTTTATAGATATATTTATAAATAATAAGTAAAAATGTTAAAAATAATTTTTTGATAAAACCCATTTGTGTATCATAATTTTGAAAAAAAACTAAAAAATACATTTATAAAATATAATTACAATTTATGTTATATATAATAAAAATATTTATAAATAAATATAGGTATAAATTTACAATAATAAATAAATAATTTTAAATAAAAAGAACCTACGGTGTCGTGCGACATGCACTTATACCATATCATATTGATAAAATTAATTATTTTATCAATGTATATTAGATATTATGTAAATTTATAATTGCAATCTCTATCAATTATAGTTGATTTATTCTAATATCAAATAAAAATTGAAACATTATTTATTAAATAATATAAGTGAATAAGTATCTAACTACTAACTACTAACTACTAACTATGCATACTCATTTTACGTCTGGTGCTATAAATAAGGAGTGTTCATTATATGAATGTCCAAATGAAGCATCAAAGAGAAATAACTATATGTGTCCATATTGTAAAAATGATGTTATCTTAAGAAAAGGACATATCAGAAAGCATCATTTTGCACATAAATCTGAGAATAATACATGTAAATATTATACGAAGCCAACAAAACAACATATGATTGATGATGTTAAAAATATTATTCAATCAAATTTCAATAATAATAATCAAATTTTGATTGTATCTAAGTGCGAATATACTAAAAAATATGAGCAACCTTGTCTTGAAATTATTAATAAATATATCAAGATGACTGATACAATAACATGTGAAATTAATTATGATTTTATATATAATGATTATCATAATAAAGCAGATATTGCTTTTATTGAAAATGGTAATATTAAGTATATTATTGAATGTTTTATCGAAGATAATGATGATTCTGGTGTTCAATTTTCAAAAGCCTTTAATCGTCCTGAACCTTGGTTTAAATTGGATGTTAAAGATTTTTTAGAACAATATAGTAAAATCAACAATGATGTACAAGATACATCTGAAGATACATCTGAAGATACATCTGAAGATACATCTAAAGATACATCTAAAGATACAACTGAAGATGTTAAAACAATTAAATTTAATTGTTTACGCAATGCACGATATTGTCATAAATGTTCAGAATTATATAATATTGAACAAGAACACAATAGAAAAAATAGTGCAAAACTAGGAGAACGTCTTAAAAGGTTAAAAGATCTTCGAAACAAGAAGAATATTCTAAATGTTCAGACTCTATCGCATATTCATAATACAGATACAGAAATATGGACACAACATATTAGTAAAAAATATGGTGTTCCTTATTGGTATAACTCTGAAACAAAAGAATCTCGTTGGACTAAACCTGATGAAGTGTAAATGATATAACTAATTAAATAAAGAAATAGATAATTATTATAAATTACATCGACTTAAAAATAAATTACTATTTTATCATAAATTATAAAATGGTTTATATAAAAATAAAAATTATATGCGAAAATGAAAAAGAAGAAACATTATGTTTTCATTTTGAAGAAAAAGAAAATTCAGTTATTGTTGTAATATCAGTTCGTTATTCAGACTTATTGATGGAAAATGAAAGAAAATATGAAAAAAAATCAACAATTTATTTTGGTGAAAAACTTGTAAAAGAATATGTAAGATTACCATATGAAAATGTGTATGAAGATGATGAAGAATACGGAAGTATATGTTTATTTCCACAAGCCAAATATGAATTATTTTTTTAATAAATATTATGAAATACCCCAGATAAAAAACTTTAATAATCTAAAAAACATACTTAATAATAGTGCTTGGATAAATTATAATATAATTGAACAAAGTGATACATTTTTACCATATTAAGATAATTATAACTTAAAATTTAAAATTTTTTAATCCATATGCTTTTTGAAATAATATTTTTAATATTTGATAATATTTCATATGATGGTTGTGAAGGATTATCTAATAAATTTAATACATCATAAAATAATCCACAATTTGAAAAATCAAATTCAAAAAATGCACTAAATGGAGACGGATAAATATTTTCATAATTATTTTTAAATTCATTCCATTTTATTATTATTCATTATAACAAAATAATAATAAATAATGAGCTATTTTATATATAATTATATATAAAATTTATTTATATATATAATTTATTTATATATATAATTATAATGGATTTAATTAATTATAATATAACAAATATTGGTCAGAATGGTGATTATAATACATCTTTTATTATTGATAAATGTCAAAATAAAATAAATAATGAAATTAATTCAAAAAATCAATGGTTATATTTTATGGAAATTATACAAAATATTAAAGGTAAAGAAATTATTACATTAAAAGGCGTAATTGATAAGAAAAAACAAGTTGTATTGAAAATACAAAATTTTCAATTAGGTGAAAAAGAATTTAATATTCAAGAAAAATTATCAAATTATAATGGATTTATAAAATTTTATTGTAATTTTAGTTGTAATATAAATCCAAAATTTTATAATGGAACATATATAAAAGGTAATAAAATTGATAATAAATTATGCAATTCAAAAGGTAATAAAATGTGGATAAATATTATGCAATATTTTTCTAACGGTTCTTTTGAAGATAAATTATTAACATTAAATCACAATGAATTATTTATTATTATAAAAAATGTCATTATAAATTATGTAAATGCATTTTTACAAGAAAATTTTATACATGGTGATTTTGAACCTAAAAATATAATCTTAAATAATAATAATGAACCAATCATTATTGATTTTGAAAATAGTAATTTTACTGGTAATATTATGAATTTTTGGAGAGATTTAGATAGATTTTTTTATATTATTCAAAGATATAATAAGTTGAATCTAAATAATTTTATCAGAGAAAATATATTAATACCTATGGCATATAATAAAAAACCAACAAAAGATAATATTATATCATTATTAAATAATTTACAAAATATAATGGTTTAATAAAATGTAATATTTTTATATTTGAATTTTTTTCTTTAATTTATAAAAAAGCACCTTCGGTGCTTGGCGGCTTCGCCGCAGGCGGCCCCTAGCAATAACGTCATGTTTTATCAGTAAAATAAATAATTTTATCGATAAGTTATTGGTATTATTTTAATGTATTAATTAATTATTTTATAATAATTTCATCCAAACACTTTTTGTAATTATATTTTTAGCTTTTTGTAATAAATTAAAACATGGTTGAGAAGGATCATCTAATAAAGTAAGAATATCATAAAATAAACTACATTTATTAGGATTAAATTGTTCAAATGCTTCAAATGGATGTTCATATAAAAATTTATATTTATTCATAAATAAAGACCATTTTTTATTTTGAATATTAAAATCATTCCATTTTAAAGTTTTTAATTGTGTAATATAATTATTTAATTCATCTTTTTTATTATTTTTAAAATTATTATTATTTTTATTATATGGTACAAAGTAAAAATATTCATAATAAGTTTTATTTTTCCATAATTTGTGAATTAAACTTAATGGAACATAATTGTTATAATTTCTATTTATACATTTTTTTTCTCCATTATCAATTAAAATGCATTTATTACAATTTAGATTGGATAATATTTGAATCAACCAATCTACTAAATCTCTTCCTTTATGATCATAGCAATTATTTAGATAATTTATTTTTCCAACATAATCTTTTATTGTTATAGTAATACATGAATCTAAATCATTTGTATGTAATATAGTTGATAATATTAACTCATTATTATTTAATTTAACATTAAAATTCCAAAAATATTTAATATCATAATTATTTATAGGGCCTAAAATATAATACGTTTTTTTATTTTCAAAAAATTGAATGTCTTTTCTATCTTCAAATGGATTCCAATGTTCAATTTTATTTGATGTAAGTTTTGTATATGCAATCATATCTAAATTAGAATATTCATTATTATTTAATAATTTATTATTCATTTATATATATATATATAATATTTTTATATATTGACATAATAATATAATTAAAGAAGAAGAAAAATTCCAATGATATTAAATATAATTATATATTTAATGATATTAAATATAATTATATATTTAATGATATTAAATATAATTATATATTTAATATAAAATATAATAAATATATAATTATATATAAACTAAATATGGAAGTATTAGATCCATGGAATATTTCTAATATATTTGTTCTAAATATTGGTAAAAATATAATATTAGGACCAATATTAGATAAAAAAACAAAAAATAGAAATAATATAGAGTTTATTTATGAAAATAAAGGTAATAATATATTTTATTTATATACTTCATATAATGATAGTACTGATTTTAAGCATTTATATTTAAAAATATATCCTACTGAATCAATTATTGAAAATATATCAAAATCAACGATATATAGTGGTTCAGAATATGTTATATTAGGTTTACAAATAATATATAGATTATATGGACATAATAAAGAATATAAATGTAAGTTAATAGACTCATCTTTTTTTATTTGTGATCGTAAAATTAATTTATTTAGAACTAAATCAAATGAAGTAATAACATTAAAAGAAGAAATTCAATATAAAATTATATCATTATTAAGATTTGGTACAACATTTTATATGCCTTTTGGTTTTAATGCATGTAATAAAAATAATATGAGTAATAAAAATAATGATATAAAAAATATTGTTTCATTATTATGGGATATAAAATGGGAGGATATTGATAGATATATTATTATAATGAAGAAAAACGTATTATCAAATAAATATAAAAATAATATTATGATTAGAAATTATACAAGATGGTATAATTATTGGATAAATATAAGTGAATCATGGGATTACTTTAAAAATAAATATTCAACAATTTCACCTACACCATTTAGAAGTTTTTCATTTTTTAATTATGATGAATGTAATGAATTTATTAACTGGTTAGAATTATATTCTTTTAAATATCTTAATTATAACCAATTTATTTTCAATAATATAAATAATTCAAACAAAGAAATGGCGGGAATATTTTTATTTAAAAAACTAAAAAATGAAATTAACAATGTTGTTTGGATAAATGATAATATTATATCACAACCAATAATTTCTATCTATAAAAAGTAATTAAGCTTATATTAAAAGCACCTTCGGTGCTATGCGGCGGCCCTTAAAGTAATGACGTTGTATTTTATCAGTAAAATAAATTATTTTATCGATAAGTTCTTGGCATTTATATAGTATATTTATTTAATTATTTTATAATAATTTCATCCACACACTTTTAGTAATTATATTTTTAGTTTTTTGTAATAAATTAAAACATGGATGAGAAGGATCATCTAATAAATCAAGAATATCATAAAATAAACCACATTTATTAGGATCGAATTGTTCAAATGCTTCAAATGGATGTTCATATAAAAATTTATATTTATTCATAAATAAAGACCATTTTTTATTTTGAATATTAAAATCATTCCATTTTAAAGTTTTTAATTGTGTAATATAATTATTTAATTCATCTCTTTCATTATTTTTAAAATTATGATTATTTTTATTGTATGGTATAAAATAAAAATATTCATAATAAGTTTCATTTTTCCATAATTTGTGAATTAAACTTAATGGAACATAATTGTTATAATTTCTATTTATACATTTTTTTTCTGCATTATCAATTAAAATACATTTAGTACATCCTAATTTTGATAATATTTGAATTGACCATCCAACTAAATCCCTTCCTTTATGGCTATAACAATTGTTTAAATAATTTATTTTTCCAATGTTTTCTTTTATTGATAATGTAATACATGAATCTAAATCATTTGTTTGTGATGATGTAGATAATAATAATTCATTATTATTTAATTTAACATTAAAATTCCAAAAATATTTAATATCATTATTATTTATTGGACCTAAAATATAATAAGTTTTCTTATTTTCAAAAAATTGAATATCTTTTCTATCTTCAAATGGATTCCAATATTCAATTTTATTTGATGTAAGTTTTGTATATGCAATCATATCTAAATTAGAATATTCATAATTATTTAATAATTTATTATTCATTTATATATATATATAATTATTTTATATATATATAATTATTTTATATATTATAATATAATTGAAGAAGAAGAATAATTTGAAAAACAATACTTAAAAATAAATCACTATTTTATTATATACTTAAAATGGTTTATATAAAAATAAAAATTATATGTGAAAATGACAAAGAAGAAACAGAATGTTTTCATTTTGAAGAAAAAGAAAATTCAGTAATTGTTGTAATATCAGTTCGTTATGCAGACTTATTGAGTGAAAATGAAAGAAAATATGACAAAAAATCAACAATTTATTTTGGTGAAAAACTTGTAAAGGAATACGTAAGATTACCTTATGAAAATGTGTATGAGGATGATGACGAATGGGGGAAAATATGTTTATTTCCAAGAGCAAAATATGAATTTATTTTTTAAGTGATATTTTTAAATATTACTTAAAAATGCATACATAAATTTTATTATAAAAAATATAATATGAATTTGGTATATATTAAATTATTATAAAACAATTATATATATAATTATATAACTACTATGATATATGAAAAATGACAACTTGTTTAGACATAAATATTTGCTCAACAAATAAACTATATGACATAAGATGTAATTTCATAACAAATTATCTTGGAAACAATTATGAATATGCGTGCAATCCCCAAACTACTTGTATGCGAGAAGATGGAAATTATGATTGCTGTGGAAATCATATAGTAGATTGTATAGTATATGCGTCGTCGTTGCATGAGCCAACAATTCAACCAAGCGTAGTCCCAAGTGTAACAATGAATAAAACAAGTTGCAATAAAATATGCAGTAAAATAGAGAAATGTTATTGGTACGAAAAATTACAAACAGATAATGTGTGTGTTGATAATAACAACGTGTATTGTTGTTCTCATAATAGAAAAGATTGTTGTAGAAATAATAAAACCGACACATACATTATTGTATTTGGAAGTATTGCTAGTATAATGATAATATTTGCGTATTACATGTATTATATAAAAAAAACATATCACAAAATAACACCCACACATGAAGTATAAATGCAAAAATATGTAATTTATCATAATAATTATTCAATATATTTTGTGTGATCTTAAATTTTCAAAGGTGTAAAAGCACATAAATATGAGAAATTGACAATGTCTTATTATAATTCATTATATTGATTAAAATAAATTATACTAATAATAATATATAATATATTATATATAAAATAATAAAATAAATAATATATATATGAATGATTACGAAAGTTTAAATAATATATTTTTTAAACTATATTCAAATATTTATTCAATAATAATAACTGAAAGAAAATTAAATTACAAAAATCTTAATGAAAATAAAAAAAAAGAAATTATAGATAATTGTAAAATATTACTAAAAGAATTAAGAAAAAGAATCAATAATAAAATAATGATACAAGGTTTAATTGATAAACATTATCCAGAATTAATAAAAATTAGAGATATATTAATAGATATAAATTCAAAAAAAAATGAATGTAGAAGTTTAATTGACATTATATTTAAAAATATATTAGGATTTGATAAACATATTCCATTAGGAATAACAATAATATTTGAAAACTTTATAAAAGGTATTACATATTTTAAGGACGAAATAGAAAAAACACTTCCAATTTATCATAGAGCTGCAAGTTGTGGTAATAAAAAACAAAATTTTAGAAAATTATATTTAGAAAATAATGAAACAGAAGAATATAAAAAAAATCATATATATAAATGTTATTTAGAAAGATTAATTTATGATAATATGTATAGAAATTTAACTTTATTTTTTCCAAAAAGCACTGATGAAAATGAACATAAACAAAATGAGGGACATAAATATCAGTTAAATGAACGAGCAAAAAATTTTTATAATTATTTTACAGGAACTGAAATAGAAATTAATATAATGTATGAAGGTAAATTTCCTACATTTATGATAATTCACTATAAAAAAAACGGTGAAATAATTAAAAGAGAAGAATATATAAAAACAACATATATTGATGATTATGAGAATACTCAATATAGTGATAATGTATTCAAAACCACAATAGAAAATGGTAATAAAAATACTATTATACAAGAATTTTGAAATAAATACAAGTAGCGGTGCGTGGCCCTTCACCTAAGCCCTATATTATTGATAAAATGAATTATTTTTATCAATAAGTTTATGATTAAAAATATTTAATAACTATTTTCATTATCTAATTTCAAAAAATGGTTATTCATTAAATTATGCAGAATATTTGGATGATAAAATGGAAACAAATTATGAAGATAATATTGTTGTAAAAACATTAGAAGAAATATGTAGTATTGATTATGGAACAAGAATTGTTAGAAATAATTAAACAAATTGATGCTTTAAACAATGAAAATAAAAAATTAGAAGAGCAAATTAAAGAAAATATTAAGAAGTCAAAAAAAATTATTTCAGGTATGGTAGTTAAATCTATAAATGATAATATAACCATTGATGAATTTCAACATGAAATAGAATCTATTGAAGAAGAAATTATTATTGAACCAAAACCAAAGGTTAAAAAGATTGTTAAAAAATGCAAACCTCTTGTTATTGTAGAAGATGATAATAAAGTATAATTATTAACATTCATTTATTAGCACATAAAATTAGTAAAAAAGATTGATAAAATCAATTAAAATTATAAAAAAATGGATGAATAAATACTATTATTTATAAAAATTGATGCTACACTAGGTGCAAAATAAATAATTTACATTCTTTCAATTTTTTGAATAATTTTAATGCTATTGATATAATCCGTCGGTATCTGCATATATGAACTAAAATTTAAACTTTTTTTAAATATATATGTAATATGTTTATAATATTTATAATAATCAATTAAAACAAAAATTATTAATCCAAAATATTTATATAAATTGTATAAAAATTCTCTTGAATTATTTGCTAAATCATATATTTTTTTTATTTTATTAAATAAATTTTTTTTGGTTATGTTTTTATATTTTATTTTTATAATATTAAATAATTTATTTGAAATAATATTATCATATAAATTATTATTATTATTATTATTAAATTGTGAGTTATAAAAATAAGATAGTTTATCTTTATTGCTGATTAAATAATTATTTAAAGTATTTAGTGTTTCTATAAATTCTTCACTAACTGGCTTAGCTTTAACATTTTTCATATACCAAGTTTCACCATATAATAATATATATATTATACTTAAATTTAATGTTACTCCTTCAATATTTATTTTAGAATCATCTTCAAAATAATATTTTAAATCATTTCCATATTCTTGTTTAATGTATTCTAGAACTGCTAATAACATTTCTATTGTTCCTGTTTTTTTTATTAATGATTTATTTATGGCACAACTTTCATAAAAATTTAAATATTGTAAATAAACATCATTTTTTAAATCATTATCTATTTTGATTCTAATACAATATTCACCTTTTTTATTATATATTGTAAAATATTTGTCTTCTGATTTCATTTTTTCTATAATTACTTGAAATTCATATTTTTCTGTTTTAATTTTTATATTATTTTGATTTAGAATTATTTTATTGAAATAATTGCTATTATTTATTTCATTATTTATTTCATTATTTTCATAAATATTATTAGATAATTCATTATTATTTTCATTATTATTTTCAGTATTATTATGTTGAATATTTTTTTTACTTAATCGTGTAAAGTTCATATAATACATTCATATAAAAAATTTTTGTAATTACCATAGTAAAAAGAATTTTATACATAAATTTATAAAAAATTCTTTTTTGGATAAAGATTTTGTATCTTTTTTATTATTATCCATATGATATTACATATATATTAAATTAAATATATATTATTTTTGAATTATAAAATTAATTTTTTTATCGATGTATATTAGACAATATATATACTTATATATAAGTATATATATAAGTATATATATATTAATAATGTTAAAACAAAGTTATGGTAAGATGAAAATAAAAAAAGGAAGTATATTATATCATACAAGTGATAATAAATTTACAAAAAAAATGGACAAACCATTTTTATTTCTTACATTTCATCCATCCGAATGGGATATATTTAATAAATATGTGACATTTATAAAATTAAAAAAAGATATGTCATTATTATTTATGATAGAAGGATTTAAAAATGCTCGTATATATTCAAGTTTACACCCTTGGAAATTTAAAATGAACTTTAAATTCAAAATAAATTAACAAGGTTTGACTGTTTCAAGCCGTGTAAATTTTGGTTTTGGTGATATCGTCTAATACACCTGATGAGTTCCTACATAAATAACTTGGTCTATTCATATTATGAATAGAATTGTATGCTATTTTATAGATATTTGTTGCTCCATTACAATCTCTATTCCACACATTAGAACAGCTCTTACAGCTAATCAACCCATGGACGAGTCTAAGATTGTTTTTATATGGTTTAGGATTTTCTCGAACCATAAATTTTTCACAACTTCCACCATCACATTTAGAACATTTGCAACTTGTTCTAAATTCATCTACTAAGTATGTTTTATAACCATTTTTCTTAAACAAAGTTCTCATACCTTTGCCTTTTATCGGTTCTTTATATTTCATATGTTTTCGTTGCTCAAAATCACCAAAGCAGATGATGGTTTCTTTTTCATCACCAAATATCTTTTTGAATTGATTAATAAGTTTTTGTTCGCTTTTTAATCTGTTCCAATATCCATTTAATTTTAATTTCCTATAAAGTTCTTTTTGATAAAACTTAAATAGATGATAGTTCATTTCATTTTTCTTTTTACAATACTGCTTAAAATCTTCTATTTTTAAGGTTTTACGATTATATTTTGATAGTTCTGTTTCCCATTCAATAATCGTTTTATCATATACTTTTGTCTTTTTTTGTTCTAAGAATATTTTTCCATATTTTTTACTTTTAGTTTCTTTTCTTCTTCTATCTTGGCTATATCTGTATTGATTTGCTTCGGTATCACTGCTATCAACACAAAATAAAAGGTCCATTTTACCTGGATCAACCGCAACAATATTTTTATCTTGTAGTTTAGAATAATCTTTAAGTTCGTCTATATACTGTTCTCTGTTTGTATTTTTATTTACCATTACTTTTTTTCCAACTTTATCTTTTCGTAATAACAAAATAGAACAACTTATACCATCCGTTTCAATCATATGATGAAAATAATACCAGTTTTTCTTAAAACATTGTCTTTCTGTTCTAAAAAAGAAATTCCAGATTTTATCTTCAAATCTTTTTAGATTTCCATTAAATAAATAATCTGTTTTATTTCCTTGTTCTTTTGTCATTAAAAGATGAACTAATGTAGTGGTGTCTAGTCGAATATGTTTAGGTATAATATCATTACGTAATGGAAAAGGATTAATAGTAGTAAATCCTTGTTCTTCTACATATTTCATTATATAAATCATACAACTTAGATAATCTTGAGGATTACATTGTAAGTCATAATATAAATTATCTTTCTTGAAATTTTTTTTATTAGGAATTACTAATTTATGATTTTCTTGAATCCATTGATGATAATAAAATTTTGATTTATATTCATTATTTTCTATGTTTAATAAATCATTCTTAATTTTTCTTAATTGTGTATTTAAGTTTCTTACACCTGCTTCTCTATCTTTTTTAGTTTTCTTTACTTTTCTTATTT